CGAAGAGCTTGAAGACCTCGGGATCGTGATCGGCGATCGTCAGCTCGGCTTCGAGCTTTTCCATACCGAGGTCGATCTCCACCGGCAGATCCATGCCGCCGGCGCGGTGCTCCTCGGTCTTCAAGGTCAGTTTGGGCAGTTGAATCTCGTCGATACGCCCGGCGTAGCCTCGGCCGTCGACGAAAAGGTTCATGTTCTTCAGCACGCGGGGCAGTTCGATAGCCATTACAGAATTTCCTCCAGATAGTCATCAACCAGGTGCGAGCGGAAGATGATGTGCTCGGCCGGATACGGCGGGGTGAAGTCGAAGTTGAAGTAAATCTTCCCGTCCGCAATCGAAGTCGGCGAGTTCAGATCCGGGTCGGCCCAGCACTTGCCACCGAGGATGGCGCCCTGGGCTTTGAGTTGACGCAGATAGGCATTCACGCCTTCGGTCACTTCCTCGACGTAGGTCTTGGTGATGTTGCGATCCACCGCCCAGAGGTGTGCTCTGAGCAGCGACTCGTTGATCATGTCGGCGGTGCGCCGCACCGAAAGGAACGCCCACTTGGGGTCCGAGGAGCAGGTGCGGTTGCCCCACAGGCGGTAGCCATCCTCCTGGATTATGGTGGCCACCTCGTTCTCGTTGAGCAGGTTCGCCCGGGCGTTCGGATCGCCCAGCGCAAAATCCACCGGCCGGTGGCTGCCGACGATGCCGTTGATGACGTTGTTCGAAGGGCTCCACCAGAAGCCTCGGTCGTTGTCGATCTTGGCGATCAGACCGGCAACACGGGCGGAGACCGGCTCGGTCACCACGGCGCCGTTCTTCATCACCTTGACGTGCGGATCGACCACGTAGATGCGCGGTGAACCCCAGTCCTCGCGGTAGTCAATGGCAGCAGCGTCCGTCGTGTTGGGGCCATCGGCGATGATCACCGCGCGCAGGCGCTCGGCAATGCCCAGCAGTTCCGCCACGGCCGGGTTCGCCAGTTGGCGGGTCTCGTCATCGGGATAGTCAGGGTCTTGGGGGCGCTGATGCGTAAAACCCGGGGCGATCAGGATGCGCGGTGTGACTTTGGCCACCGACTGAGCCGCCAAGAGTGCCTGCAGGCCGAGGTACTGGCCGTCCGCATCGACGCCACCGAGGACATTCGTTTGCGTTTCGGCCTCCGTTGCGCCTTCAGCCACACGGATCACCACCACCAGCGCGCCGGCCTGATCGAAGATGCCGTCGATGGCCATCGGCAAGGTGCCGGTAGCACCCAGCTTGGCTGCTTCCAGGCGCGAGCCGGCAATCAGCACCGGGGTGTTCAGCGGGAAGGATGTTTCATCGGCATCCGGTGCGGTGCCGACAAGGCCGATCACCGAAGATCGGACAGTACGAATGGGACGCGGGCCGTTGTCGATTTCAACGACCTCGACCCCGTGTAAAAAATGATCTGCCATGGGTGGGCTCCAGAAGTAAAAAATCCGCCAGCGGCGGATCGGGGAATACGGGGGTGACGGCTCGACAGAATCAGGCGATGGGTTTGCCCTCATCAGGCTCTATGGACTTCTCGCAGTGGTTCGGATCGAGTCGGTCGAGCAGTCGGCACAGCACACAGGCCCAGCGCTTGCCTTCGCGCGCGGCCTTGCCGGCACGGCTGGAGAGCGTCTCGTCCTCGTGACCGCCGAAGGCGGCGTTGGCCAACTGGTCGTGGGCGACCGCCAGGGTCCAGGCACGTCGACTGCCCATCAGCGCAGCGATGAGCATCCAGACGGAAGCGATCACCGCCGCGATCTGGCACAGCAGCCAAATCGCCAGCATCGACAGACGGTGTTGGATAGCCGCCATCACTGCAACACCTCCTGCACCCGTATCTCGGTCAGCAGACCGCTGGCAGCGAGTGCCTGCAGGCCGCTGATGGTCTGGGCATCAGTCAGATTCACCTCCTCGGCGAGCTTCAACTTGTCGAGGAACACCTCGACCAGAACCTCGGTCTTGGCGGCGGTGTAGATCGCGGCCAGCTCCTCCATCGTGAAGCGATTCATAAAGGCGAGCTTGGTGATCACTTTCTGAGGTAAGGGAGCTGCGGGCGCCTGCGCCGCCTGCTCCGCTGCGATGAGGGCCAGCACTTCCTCATCGGTTTTGCCGGGGAAGCGCTCAACCGCCTTGCCGTCTTGCAGGGCATAGCGCAAGGCCAGTGTGGAGGTGGCTTTGCTGGGTGCGGGCAAGTAGCCCTCCAGGGGTTCGGTGGCGATATCGCGCACCACCCCGTTGTCGTGAAATGCAATGTAGAGCTTGGGCATCGGTATCTCCTTTAGATCTTCCAGTTCTCAACGGGCATCAGGCAGGGGTAGTTGGTGCTGGTGTAGCCGGTATCGATCCAGTAACGACTGGTCGACAAACTGACCGCTCCCCCATTGGCCAGTACCCCCGTGGTCTGGAATCCCGTCCCCGCAAAATCCATCAGTCCAACGTTCAGCCCCTGGCTGGAGTCGGCGTTGTTCTCGTGGAAGGAATAGGCAAAGGCGCTCGCCCGGATCGGGAGGATCGACACACCGCAAGAGCTGCTGCTGTAGGACAGCCGGTAGTAGCGTGTCGGGTCGTCGGTGTTGACGACAAAGCCCGACAGGCCCGAGCCGTAGTAGTAATAGGGCGCAAAAGCCGCCACCCACTGGTTGTCCCAAGTGATCTGGTGACGCATCCCGTAGTAACTGCCCTGCTCGATGCCGTAGGACGTGGTGCAGGACACCGTCGTGAAGTTGGTGTCCAGCGCGCCGGTGTTGCCGCTGCCTGGGGTGAGCACGGCCATGTGCGAGCAGTTGCTCGGCACAAAACGCACCAGGGCGATCTTGCCGCTCTTGGTCGGGATGACCCGCATCCGGTACTGGCTCTCGGTATAACTGGTCGAGCCGTTGGCATTCCAGCTGAAGTCGACGTACTGATAGCTGGCCCCGTTGGTACCGGCCTTGGCCTCCAGGATGAACTGGTTGAGCTCGCCGGGTTTGCCCGAGAGCTTGGCACTGGGGTGCTTCCAGATGTGGGCGCGGTAGTTGCAGCTCGCATCGCGCGCCTCGATCAGCACCAGGAGCCCGGCGGCCCAGTGGTAGCCCACGGCGCTGCGCATATTGGTGTTGGCCCCGGCCCAGGTGGCCGCCGAGACAGTTGCCAGGCCGGTGGTCAGTTGATCGAGCTGGGCAAAGCCACCGCGTGTGTATTGGCGCAAGGTGGTACCGGAGAACCACAGCGACATCGGCTGGCGGTAGCCTTCGGGACCCACAACCACCCCAAAGTTGGCCATGAAGCTGCCCATCTGGTCGGGCTGGCGCATCGCCATGCCCCCGTTGGCCGACAGACGCAGCAATTGGTGACCGTCGACCGAGTAGCAGGGTGTGGCCTTGACCCAATAGGTACCTGCCGCGCTCGAGCTCACCTGGCCATTGGTGTAATTCCAGCCGGTGTAGTCTGACCAGATCTCGCCCGAGGTCGCCCAGGCGTTGCCGGCATTGGTCTGGTTGGCCCGGCTGACCAGATTGAAATCCGAGTCGTAGATGCTGCAGTCCGGGCTGTTGTTGTATGAGGAGAACACGCCCACCAACGGCAGCGGCTGCTTCTCATAGGCCGGTGCGGTCTCCACCGGCAGCGTGCGCAAGAATCGTCCCATTACGCCACCTCCTCGATGCCCCAGGCGTTGAAGCTGACGCTGGCGGCGCTGGCCTGCACCACGATCTTCTGGCCAGCGGCCAAGGAGAGCGCAGTGCGTTCCAGCACCTCGGTCGCCGCCAGACTCACATCGAATTCAATGAACTCGCTCTCGGCCGGCGTGGCGGACGCGGTCAGCGCCACGCGCAGCTTGGCGGCTGCCGTGCCCTTGTTGCAGGCCGCGACATTGACCACGGCGCGGCGGCCGGTGGGCACTTCGTAGAGGGTCGCCAGCGTGTTGGCGGCTGGCAGCGCCGTTCCCAGAATGGACATCGAAGAGGCTCCTTAGAGTTGGGCAAGGAAGAAGGTCTTGCGCCCCAGCACCAGTTGCTGGGTGACGCTGTTGGCAGCGGCCTGAGCCGTGGCCACGGCCTGATCGGCTGCGCTACTGACGGCCGCAATCGCCTGATCGCGGGCACTGGCAGATTGCTGGATCGAACTCTGCGCGGCAGCATTGACGGTAGCCACCGTGCTGGTCTCGGTCTGCGCCATCACCGCCAAGGCAGCTTCCTTGGTCTGGGTGACCGAGGCTTCTGCGGCCGTCTGGGTCGCTGTGATGGAACTCTCAGCAGCGGTCTTGGTGGCCGTGACGTTGGCAATGGCCACATCAGCCGCCGTGGCAATGGTGTCCAGCGTCGCGGTCTCGACGGCATTGGCGTGCGCCGACATCTCCGCCATCTTGATGTCGCCCATCTCCTCCACTTCGAGGACGGTGGCGCGACCACCGATGCGGTCGATGGCTGTGCCTAGATAGGCAAGCTCTTCCGGTGTGGCGATCTCGGCGGCGGTTTCGATCTTGGCTTTGATCGCGCGCACCGCATCGCGCAGCAAGGGGTCTTTGGCCATGGGGTGTGCTCCTTAAAAGCCGAACTGGTGAAACACCCGCAATTGCTGGCGGTGCAGCCGTTCGGTGAGTTGGTCTTGGCCCTGCTCAGAGGACGCGGCCTGCGCAGCCACATCCGCATCGATGCGAGTGATGGCTTCGCGCAGGTTCAAGACGTCTTCAGAGAGCAGGTGCTCTGGGTGCGGCAAGGGGTAGCCGCGCGGCGTGCGCTCGAGATGCATCGCTCACCCCCATCAGGTCACGATCACGCGCAGATTGCGCACGAAAGGCCGGTGTTGAGGATTGCCGGACAGGGCCAGCTTCACGCGCGTGGTGCGATCTGCACCGACACCGACGAGGCTGTTGGCCTTGTAGGTGCGCTCAACCCAGCCGTTACCCACCTCAACCCCCGAAGACAAGGAGAGCGCCTGGAAACTACCCGGCGTTCCCGACTCGGCCTGCACTGCCACGCTGGACGTGCCGGGCGTGAGTGCATCAAAGGTCACCGACACATTGAAGGTGGCGGCAGCTGGAATCGCCCGGGACAGGTAGTCCCCCGCCGCCTC